AACTAAAAGGTTTAAGAAGCTTGGATTAATGAGTGGTAAGGGGATGAAGGAAGTAAATTACAAAAAGAATTAAAAATAGAAAAGTTAAAACTATAGAAAATACCCAATTTAAGTCTCTCAGATTATATCAAAATATAATTTAAATAAAATCTCCCAATTTAGTATGACAGCCTATATGTGGTTAGAATTATCTATGAGGTTTGGTTACATAGAATATCTCCAAATAAGTGACTATTATAATCATCATTGAGACTATTAGCATTTGATACTCAGGCAAAGCTCCACTCCAACATATATGTTTCATATGAGAAGGGGATATGGGGAACGTCTGCATCACTGCAAGCGCTATCCAACTTTGCTCGAAACTGAGTAAAATACTCAACGCCGTGATAACTGGCCTCCTTCAAGGCCTCAGTGCAGTTATCAATGCACGCCTCCAATGGATCGGGGGCTAATCTTATCCAATTGGTCAACTCCTGTATGGTGTTCACATCAATTGGTGCTTTCCAACGACGGTACGCTTTATCATAAACAAAACCTCTCTTAAAGAATGTACATTGAGAGAGTGGTTTATCTCGATACTCGGTTCCATCTTTGGAAGCGGTGGTGTATGTATAGCCGATTCCTGCAAAGAAATCGCGCATGGTGAAGAAATTAAACCATCCGATAATAGCTGGATGTATTCCATGGATATTATCGTCTCCACCAAATGTTGACTTTACAAACTTGTCGTAGGATAAATAATCGTGATTATTCTTCCATGCAAGTGCAACATAAGCTGTAGTTGTTAAGTATTTGTTAGTAACTGTATTAACCACGCTCGTTAGCAAAGGTCCTCCCGAAGGATTTCCTTGACTCTTACGATGCATGACATTCAAAACTAACATTACTGTATGTACGTACTCATAAAACACTGTCTCGCGCATCCGACAGGCTTTTCTAAGTGGTATAATCCACTCAGAGCCAAACAAATGGATTCTTAAATCGCCGGGCATGTGTTTTTCATACCATTTGTTGGCTAAATCTACGGTTTTATACATTATTTCACCTTCTTCATCACCATCATAGTGTTTAAAATCGCCATCTACTTTATGATCTCCATATTCATTTAAGTACTCTGCTAAATCATCCCATTCACGTGAATGTGGATTAATTGCAATGCCACTCCAGAAATCTTTACACTGGTAGAAAGATTCGACAAAATCCCCGAATAGACATCTCACGACTAAGTATAAGTCGAGAGGTGCCATCGTGAATAATCTAGTCTCACCACTAGTAATCTTAGCCATTTTACGTCGTTCATCTTTTAAACAATGAACCCATATAGATTCGGGAATCTTATTCTCCTCGAGAAATCGCATCCGAACCTTAAATGCCATCTTGCATTTTTGTGCTGCTGGATGTTCGTTAAATGACCACTTTTCTGACTCTTCATTGAAGTCAAACATAAATCGGCGACCAGATGAACCACTTGGTCTCATCTGTGTATATGGAAAACCTGGTGAAGCATCCATATT